ACTTCTAATATAAGATCTACTTCCTTATGATTTCTAGCACGTAGTAATACTGCATCAAGAAATCTTGCAAGTCCTATAGATCTTTCTATCTTTTGAAGCATCTTAATGAAATCGTCATTATTATTTACAGGATCAGGAAACTCTTCTAGAGTAATATCTATTCCTGTCTGAGCAAATTCATTAAGCCAATAGAATCTTATAGTAGGATGTGTCTTTATAGTATTAAAATCTAGCATCTTTTCTACCCAACCTACTGTATCTCCTATTGGAGCATCTATATTCTTTGTAGTATTATAGTTTATAAATGTTATAAAGTATACCCACAGAGCAAACCAGCTATGTTGATGTCCTGTACTTCTGTAAGGAAATGATGTTTTAAGTAGCATATCTTTATATTTAAGTATATATCTATGTATTACTCCTATACCTGTAGTAAAATCACTTATCTTTACGATATTATCTACAGCCAAGTATTTAGATTCTACATAAGAGAAGTCTTCACTATAGACAGCATGCTTCATTTGAGCACTATTTTCCCATCTAGGATCCATAGCCACTACTTCATCATAAGACAGTACTATCTCTTTAGATCTTCCTTTACTGTAATCCTCGTATTCAGGCAATATATACTTAATAGACTTTGCATGGTTTACATCACCCCATTGATCGTCTAGACTATTAGGATCACTCGTTCTATCTCCAGTACCGCCTTCCATATTATCAAAGTCTATTATATTAGTACTATTAATAGGACGAAGTACAAAGTCTACATGATACAGACTTTCAGGAGTAGTTTCAAGCGGACTCTGAGCACCACTAGCAGAAGCAGCAGCTACAAAGCCAGGATTAAGCTTCTTCATCTTTTCAATATCATATACACGAGCATCTTCATATTCTCTATTAGGAGCCACAAGTGCACCATCATCTCCTACAGGAAACTTAAATCCATCTGTAGACACGTCTCTTACACGCTTTCTTATCCAATATTTATATAGTCTAAGTCCACTGAATATCTTACGTGCTATAAAATCCAGAGCAAAGTTCGTTCCTTTAAACGTATTTATATAACTAAGCACGAAAGTCAAGCTATCTCTATAGCTATCTGGCATTCTAGATGGGAACGATAATCCAAATTCTTGGAACTTATCTTCTGATTCTTCTCTAGTATAAGTCGTTTTATTAAGACTATTACTATAAGTAAAGATATAAAACATACAAATAGCACGAAGCTTTATAGTAGTAAGTTCAAGAGACTCATCATAATCAGTAGTTTCTATCATATAAGTAGATCCATAAGTCTTAAGCCATACTTTACGCTCATTATTAAACATCTCTCTATAAGTAGTAAACTCACGCTTATTAGGAGTATAAAGTATCTCAAACTCGCCTGCTTCTCTAGCTTCTATCAGATTTATATCCTTATCAAGATATCTCAAGTATTCTTTATCTGGATGCTGAGCTATAAGAGTATCTAATCTTCCAGCTTTCTTAAGCCTAAATACCTCAGACTTAGTCAAGTGATGTATAGGAACCATTTCTGTAGATGATACTCCAGCTCTTACAGTAGTTCTTTCTATATAGATATAATCCTCATCAGGCGTATCAATAGGAGGCTTCCCAAGAAGCATTCTATAATAAGGATTATATTCTACATAAGTTTCCAGTATTTCACTACTTCTCAAGTAGTTCATCACACTATCAAGTATACCAAGATTCTTAAGAACAGGCCTAAGTTCTTTTCCATTATAAGCATACAAGTAATCCCAATCTGTCTTAGATATCTGATCTTCTGGAAGTAAACTACGATTTATAGCCTCAAACATATCATCATTAAGCATATAATCATAATCAGATAATACATCATATTCCATTACTGCGGCTTTAAACCTAAGATACGAGGCCTTTTGATCAGTCTCGTATTCATAGGCCTCTGCTAGTTTAGTCTGTTTACAGATAGTACCTTCTATCAATCTGCTTATTTGTTGTAATCTACTATCTAAAACTTTAGACATAATTTATTTCCTCCTAATATCCAAGTGGATTTGCTTTTCTAAGTCCTAACTCTCCTTGAGATTGTAATAATTGTAATTCTTCTGGTTTTACTGTATACGTGGTTCCATTCATCATTACTATCTTTACATCTTTACTCCAGTCTATTACTGTATAGTTTGTATCTTCTTTTACTACAACTGGATTTCCAGTATAGTCTTTAGATATAAGCTCTCCTGCCTTTACAGTTATAACTTTAGTAGCCGTACCTTCTATATGTTCTATTTGAGCAGTATTAATTGCTCTGGGCACATCATTTACATCTCTTATTTCTATTATCGCCATTTATATTTCCTCCTAATATCTTAAAGCTTTTTCTAATGGACTGATTTTCTTAGCCTGATCTTTCTCATTCTTAGCCAAGTTTATTATTAATGCCTTATTAGCATCATTACTGAATAGTCCGTTAAACATTCCTGCAGTAGCCCCTACTTCGTATACAGATATAAATCTATATTTCTTACTTCCAGTTTCACGCTGAGGCTTACTTACATCATCATAATCTCTAATAAGAGTTCCAAGTAATAGCTCGAATGATAACTGAGCAGCATTGATTTTCTTATTAGATTTCATTGCATTGTATATAGTATTCAAGTGTAGATTTATTGGAATCAAGTTACTTACGTTTCCACCAAAGTATAGTTGCATTACTTTAGCAGTAGTCATTTCTCTCATATAACTGTTAGTTTGTATTAAGAATACGTCACCTTTATTATATTTAAAGATTACGTGAGCTTCAAGTTCTCTATCTTCTTCTACATTTGGTCTTATAATCTCTCTAGGAGTAGTCTTAACTTCTGTTCCAAGAGTAAGAGTATATTCTTCGTCTTTAGTATTAAGTATAGTTCCATATGCCAATACATTGTAATAGTTATACTCTGCGTCTATAGAACTAGTAGGAACTCTCCAAGTAATATCTTCAGTACAGTATACTTTTACTATTCCATCGATAGGATCTGTCTTTATTTCAAACAGATTCTTCTTATTTTCTGGATATACGTAAGCATTTAAGTCTTTTATTATAAATTGTACTAAATGCAGATCGTGTGTACTCTTCATGAACATATTAAGTACTCCAGTGGCTATTTCAGCAGTATATATTCCTATTGGAATCTTATCTTGTCCTACTATATCGAATGGCTTGTCTCCAGTACAACAGCTACAGAAGTTATCTCCCTTTAGCTTACAATGTATAGGACTTCTCATAATAAACTTCTTATTAAGGAATTTATCTACATTCTTCATAGTAATTTTTACAGACTTTCCACCTACGATAGCATATCTGTTTAGTATATCCCATTTATTACCAGTCTTAACTTCTATACCCTCTTTACTTCCACAATCTCCTCTGATACCAAATATATTACCAAATCCATTTACTAGCTGTTTATAAAGTACTCCCGCCAAAGCAGTCTTATTTCCTCTATCTATAGCTCCTTTTTGAGCAGTATTAGCCAAGTCTGCAGTATAATGTAAATCTATTCCGTCTGCAAGAGCATCTTCTACTATAACTTCTGCAGTACCATCCAAGTTAGGCAAACTTCCCATACTTACGTTCATAGTCTTCCAGTCGTTATTTATGTCAGCACTCGCACCAGACTCATACATTTCCATCATATCGTCTTCCGCAAACATTTTCTTAGCATTATCAAGTACTTGCTTTTCAGCCTTTTCTACTACACTCATATCATGAGTCTTTCTGTATTCTTCAAACGCAGGCTTCATAATAGCATCACGCATTTTCTTATATTCTTCACCTGGCGTCATCATATGTATAGTAATACTACTATTAAATATAGTACTTAATCTTAAACCAAACTCAGTAAACATATTTATAGCCTGATTCAAGTCATCTACAGTTGCATTCTTTTCCATTATTATCTGTCCGATTTCCATAAAGATCTCGTCCATAGCTTTCTTAGTAAATACTATATCGTGATACGGAAAGTTCTTATTATCCCAAAATCTATAAAATACTATCTTATTTATTATAAGTCTTCCTACAGTAGTCTTTATTTCCTTTCCAAATCTTTTAATAGTAACCTTATCATAAATATTTACTTCAGGTTCTCCACCTACTTCAAAACTACTCATATATTGATAAATTAAATCAATATCTAAGTCTCCTTCTTTAGCTTCCATAATTGCTTTTATCAATGGATGATTAGAAGGAATAGTCTTAGGTTTTTCATTTGGCTTTGGATTTCTACTAAAACTATAATACGTTTGTGTTCCATCTTTACCAGTAGCTCGTCTAAAGTTACCAGCATAATCAAATATATTAAATAATGAGTTTTGAGCTTTCTTTATATCAGCCACTGCTTCTTTACTGTTAAGTGGCTTATTAGATATTTTATCTCCATCATGGTCCAAATATGTTAAATATAAGGTCGTTAATCTTATACCAAAGCGTTTCAGCTTTCAGTCTCTAGCTTTCACTAGATAATACAAGTACGTGCTTGTAAGAGTGTTACGGTTGGAGATATTTTTGTAGCTCCGTAACAACGTTCAGATCATATCAACATCTCATAAAGATGTAGTGCATTTCTTCTCACTTGAGTTCTACTACCATTGCAGGTATGATCGTTGAAGCTTCCTCTTTACATTGAGGCTTGCCTGCTGATTATCCATTGTCTAATATCACTTAGAGTCTCTAAAATGCGTTTTAAAGCCTTTATAGGCCATTTTTAGAGGTTTTATTGCATCATATGATATCTTTATCCTTATTTCTGACTTTCGTCTCCTAGATGCCTTATAATTCGTTTAAAAGCATATAGGCGATAAAGCTTTAGGATGTCCCAGCAATTAACACTATTTCGATCACATATCACTATGTGAAAGGGTCACGCTACCACTCGGCCATTAAATCCAACCGCCATACCTGCGTATACACGGCTTCCTTGCTCAAATATTTTCTCATCATAATGTGTTTTTACCCAGTCGTCTACTAATGGAAAGACTCCATCAAATGTGAAATCTAATACCTTTACGCTCTTAAGCATATAAGGTGATAGAGTCAACGGTACTGGGAATACGTATTGCTGACTCAATTGACTATCAACAGGATAACGCGTAGTGGCTATTCCTCTTGTATTCTTTAAGTCTGCAAATGAAGTACAAGCTATATAGAAGAACTCTAGCCAAGAAAGAGTCTTTCTAAGTGGACTTGTAGTATTATCTTTTATTATATCGAAGTCTAGTTCTATAGAAGCAAATTCTGCTCCATTCTTGCATATAGCTGGAAAGTCTTGTACACGGAAGAAAGGATCTTCCATCTTATCTATAGAAGCAGACAAGAATTCTACGTCATAATATGCCAGTAAGTCTTTTTGTGTATCAGCTGGGAAGCATCTTCTATCGTATAGATAGTCTATGAAGTTCTTACTGAATTTGATTACTGTATCTTTAAACATTTTACATAGTAGATGGATCGGAACTCCTATATCTGTATACTTTTGTAGTCCTTTTCCAAGCTTCTTATTAGTCCATACGTGTGGAAGCATTACTATAAGAGAACTGTTGTCTACTGCTCTGGAAAGGATTTGCTTACGTCCTGTTCCTTTAGGTCCAAGATGTCTTCCTTTCATAAAGTTATAATAGTCGTTACATGCTTTCTGTACAAGACATTCTATATCACGAGTCTTTATATCTGCTCCCATAGACTGTTTATTTCCTATAGAAGCAAGAACATTACTATAACGTATTATATCTGCTAGTAAGACATTTATATCATTTACCAGCATTCTACTATCTTCGTCTTCATTACGATATGCTATTGGTATAACATATTGGTGATGCTTGAACATTTGATCCCGTGTAAACTTACTAATAGAAGATTTCATCTCCTTATTAGCATATTTACCGAACTCTTGTTGCCAAGCCTTTGTATCTATTTTATCCCAGTTATTATAAAGGAAGCTGGGACCTCCTCCTACTATATCTCCTACTTCTGGCACATATTTCTCGTCACAAGTAGCGACTATACCTTTACGTATATAGAAGTCTCCACTACGACTGTTAGAAGTAGCACAAAGAGCAATAGATCTCTGTACTGTTCTGAATATAGCAACGAACAGAGGACGCATTACATAGCAATGTAGATTTATAAGAGCTGCTTTACTCTCTTTCTCATCGTCTGTAACGCCAAATATATCCTTACTGAATAAGCCAGTAGGACTTGTTTTATCAGCACTATTTATAATTGGAAGCCCACGTCTTCTCAGATAGGCTTCATTATTCATAATTGTACCGTACACGTTTATTACCTCCTTATAATCTTGCTCCAGTTATCTTTGGCACTTTAAGCCAATTTGTACGACGCTTTCTAATTTCTTCTAATTGCGTCTTAAGTTCTTCGTTTTCTTCTTGAAGTTGCTTAATAATTTCTTTTCTATCTATATCAAATGGATCAGGATCAGGATTTGCCATATACGTTATATCTCCAAAGTCGAGTCTCTTATATCCTTCGTCATATGCTTTCTTACCAATTTTATTATCCATTTTACGAGCTTTCTCTATATCCATCTTTATACCTTCTGCTATATAGCTATCTTGCTTAGCCACAAACTTATCAAGTTGCTCTAGTTCTATAAGCTTATAGCATAACAGAGTAGGATCGTCTTCTACGAGATAAGTCATTTCATTAAGCAGATCGTTTACAGTCAAGTATTCAAGCTTAGGATGTTCAGGCGTACCGAGTTTGGAATCTCTGAAAATACGTAGTTTCGTAGCTATAGGAGATTCTTTTATAAGCTTTTCTATCTGAGCCTCTCTATGATCAAGTAGTTGCTGTACACTCATATCACGCGTATCAAATGGCTTCAGATTACCTATAGCATCCATCTGCTCTTTAATAGTAATACCCGTAGTCTTAAGCTTATTCTTCATACTAGAATTTGCCATCTTTCTAACAGCCACGGCAGTTTCTTCATCAAATAACATACGCAGAGCATCGTTATATCTGTATTTAAACGTCTTATCTCCATAGTTATATACTTTCTTACTTCCATCTTTCTTAGTAATAGTCATAGTAAGATCATCTATATCTACAACGTCTCCTACTGCAACTTCCTTATCCATAACTGCCTTTATATTAAGCATATTCTGGCTACGATTTACTACTTTCATATCATTTTCTGTAAGCTGATTCTTACGTAGTCTATCTAGTATACGTAATTCTTCATAAGATAGTCCATCTACTTCTGGACAATACATCAGATTATGTCTATCCTTACGTTGTAGATGTAGGTTTGCTATACGAGACATATCCATCTTACGCTCTCTAGGATTTCCATATTTAAGACATAAGTCTTCAAGCGTCTTCAGATGATGAGCACGTAACATATCATAAGTGAACTTCTTCATTCTTTCATCATACATCAATACATCTCTAGGATGCTCAGATTGTAATGCTTCTACAAAGAATTCTGGTACAAAGAAATTCAAGCCATCTACCATAGTTTTTACGTGCTCTGCTTTCTCTGCTACTTCTATCTTTTCTAGATCTAGCATAGCAACTTCCATAGCCTCGTAGTCTTGGTTTATCATGTAGTTTTGACATATAGTAAATATAAGATCACTCATTTTAGCATAGCCTTCTTGTTCCTTTTCCATAGTAGTCTTAACAAAGATACTCTTTTTACACTTATCTATTATAGACTGTAAGTTAGGCTTTATAAGCATATTCTTTAAGAATTGAGGTATAAACTTTCTATCTATATGATAAAGTAGTTTAGAAAGCATATACTTACTACAACCCATACAGAATATAAAGCACAATCTATCTAAGTCTCCATTAAGCATTTCCTCATAATATTCAGTCTTAATAGCTTCATGATACATTTTGAAATACCCGAACTCACCAGATAATACCATAGTCATAATAGCCTCAAGTGGAGCTCTCATTTGATTAAGCGTTTCATATATATCTGGTGGATCTTCATCCAGCTTAAGTGGTGGTATTATAAGAGTATCTAGGAAGTCGTCTAAACCAGGCCAAGCCCGGTAAACGACATCCTTAATTATTTTGGTCATATGTTTCTTATCAACCCAAGGTGACCAATCTGGGTTATTAAACATTAAGCCTTCGCCTAAATCTTCAAAGCTCCCAGCCATGTAAATCATTCCTCCTTATTTATCAGTTATTCATTAGCTTTAGTTGCACGTACAGACGATGAGAATGGTCTTCCAGCCACACTATATCTATACACCATTTCACGTCCAGTCTCTAGCATATAATTGAAATCTAGATTATGTATTGTCTTTTCATTTTCTCCTGGATTAAATGTAATAGGTTGGAATCCATAACCTCCACTAGCTCCAGCTTGTCTTATAAATATATCTTTAAGAACTATATTTTGATATTCTCCACGTTGTAAATTATGCACTAGTTTTAAAATTCCATCAAGGTTCACTCCACCAGTAATATGAGTCTTATAAACTAATTCCACTTTAGGATTTTCTGGAGATAGTGTCACGCTATCAGTTTTAGCAACCATACCTTTAATTCTGTATTTATAAGATATCTTTCCACTCCATACTTGGTTTATATTAGAAGTCGTCTTTACCCAGAATCCAAATGTAGGTTTAACGTTAATCTGTCTATCTGTAAGAGCAAAGCTTGTAGTATCTAGATTTATAGTACTTCCAGCAGTATCAAGTTGTAGCATTTCTATTTCTGCATCGTGAGAAGAGTCAAAAGCCAAGTAAATCATACCAGCATCTTCATCAAACACTACTTTATCAGCATTAAGCTTTAAGTATTTACCAGCAGATGTACTTCCACTACCGCCTGCTCCTGGTGTAGGAACTACAGGAATAGCTCCATTTGTATTAAAGCTATATACGTTTGATGTAATAGTACTTCCTATAAGTTCTACACTTATATCTACAGTTCCTCCTAGAGCTACTATCCTATCTGTATCTGTATTATCTATAGATACAAGCGTTCTATTAGGTAAGTTAGTAGAAACTCCACTTACGATAAAGTTTGTATTAGAAGAAGCCTGTTTAATTCTTACTACTAGTCCACTTTCATAGAAAGCTCCTAGAGTGTCTCTGTCATAGATATAAAGCATAAGTTTTCCATTACGTATTTCGTGTCTTTCTATAACAGCAGATTTAAGCGTATGAGCCTGTCTTGCAGTTATATACGGACTAAATAATATTTCTCCATTTGTTCTCCATCTACCAAGTACAGCTGTATTACTATCTACAGTATGTCCTAGATCTATATCTAGTCTAGTATTTCCTGCATTTATAGTAGAAGCGTGTCTACCAGTTATAATAGCATTATCTAGATCTGTAGAATTACGTATTTCATATAGCTCAAATTCTCCCGTATTAACTCCTCTAAAAGAAGCCACTACTTTAGAACCTTCTACTCTCAAGTCTGTAATATCATTTGCACTTACATCCAAATTACTTCTTTGTATTATATGAAGTGCCTCAGACATACTTGTATGATACATATCTGCTACATACATAGGAATAGTACCAAGTGGAAACTCTACAGAAAGAGTGCATCCAAATGGCAATGTGTCTTGCAGTCCTTTAATAGTGTCTAACACGCCTTCTCTATCTAGATTTATAGTTATCTTTTTCTCAGCATCTGTAGTAAGTCCAGTAAGAAGCCATCCATATACAGGTACAAAGCCTTCGTCTTTCTTATACTTGCATACTTTAATAGCAGCACTACCGTTTGTAACTGTAGTAGCTGATTTAATTATCAATGTATTTCTATTCATAATATCCTACACCTCTCCATCTGTTATAAATCCTAATATAGAAGCAGTAGAAGTAGTCGGATTTACTCTAGTAAGTCTTATTTGTGGAACTTGATATATGTATTCACTCCATAACTTCATTGGAGTACGCTTTTGTTCTCTTACTCTTACTCTAATACAATCTGTAGCAAGAAGAGTAGTATGTCCATCGGCAGTTATATCAGATATACCAAATATCATTCCAGCTCCACTCATAGTAGCATATACTCTCTTAGTATTTCCTATTACATTAAATCTTTGATCAGGATCTACCATAGTAATTTCTACTAAATCTCCAGCTCTCAAGTCTGCAAATGTAAGACTGAATGAGTCATCTCCTACATAACAACTAGAAACTGCTGGAATAGGACTCTTACTTCCAGTATGTACATTAGGATCTGCTTCAGTACCAGGTCCACCCCATTCTCTAGGAACCCAATTAGGTAGATTTGGAATATTCTTAAATCCATCTATACCTACTATATTATCAGGATATCCGTCTAGTCCATTCCATCTCCATGGATATGGAAGCGTATCTTTATCTATATTAGTACAGTTTTCAAATACTTTACTATAATTACTAATAGTATCAGATGCTCCTAAGAACTCAAATCCTTTAGTAAGTCCTGTACATCCAGAGAAAGCTTCTACTACAGACTCTAGTTTAGGACACTTAGTAAAGATATTTCCTATTACATCTGTATTTACAAGAGTAGTTACATCCTTAGCAAACTTATTAGCAGAAACAGCCTTAGGTGCTTCTATAGTCTTAGGAAGCTTTACTATATTACTTCCCATAAACATTTCATCTAAATTACCTTCAAGTATAGTAACGCTAAATCTGCTTAAATCAGTAGCATCTACTGTATCTGTAGATTTGTATGCTCTAATTCTATTATTAGTCAAGTATTCTTTAAACGCTCTTACGTCTTTAAATACCCAGCTATTTACATCATATGTAGCAGGATAAGGCCTATTAAGAGCATATCCTTGATATGGAACAGGTCCAATAGGATCTCCTAGAGACTTCTTAATATATCCAGTAAAGTCTGCGTTTCTATGCTTCCAGTATTCAGGATCAGATGTAAGACCACTGTCTTCAAACATTCCAGTAGCACTCTTCAGATTTATACTATTCTTAAATAGATCTGATGCAGCTGGAACAGTCGTCAAGTTCTTAGTATTAGCAAAGGCCTCATTTATATTATTAACTCTAGGGATGCCATCAAATAGCTCAGGAGATATATGATTGATCTTACTGTTCTTATACAGATTATTAGCACTTATTACACCAGGTCCAGTAATAGTCTTCACTGTATCTGTATGTTCTACGCCTTCAAATAGTCCACTTATATCTGTAACAGAAGGATCAAATTCTATATTGATGTTTCTCCATAGCTCTGGTATTCTAGCATATATAGTAGGAATTGCAGCCTTAGCCTCTGCAAGAGTATTAAACTTAAATGTTAAGTTATCACTATCAGCGTCATCACGTGTAAAATACGCTGTTCTATCATCTAGACTATTAGAGAATGTCTTACTCATCATCATAGCAGTAGTAATAAAGTCTATATAATCTACATCACTACGAGTTCTAAGGATCTGTTCAGGATGTTCTATAGGTTCTATAGCAACGTCTGGAGCCAGTTCTAATTCTCTAGTAGCTGGAGCAAATGTTATATTAGGTATATCATCAGCTGTTTTATATTCTCTTACTTCTGAGTCTATACATCTTATACTTATAGTTCCACTAGCTATTTCAGGACATTCTATAATAAAGATATTATTAAGCGTACTATCTGCTATATTCTTATCATATCCTATCTTCTTAACGAATTTAATACTATATTTATTTGCATATATAATGTGCGGAGTATTATCATCGTTATTAAAGAAGCTTATAGGTATTTTAAATCCTAGCGATACGCTTCTATTTGCAGCATCCAGTCCATCTATCTCTACAGTAATAGGATATCTACACGTTTTAGGCACTCTTATATAGAATGGACTATGCCAATCAAATATCTTTTCTATCTTAGTCTTCTCAATTACATCTATCATATCGTCATTTAGTCTATCTATTTTACTTATGATAGCTGCATCTGAGATAGTTAAATCTTTATTTATAAGTAATGGAATAAGTATATCTCTGAGATAGTTCTTAACTACTTCTTCAGACATAAGCAGTCCATTATTATTTTGAAATGGATTCATGATTCTATTAGTCCTCCTTTCTTGTAATTACTTTTATTACACCTAGGTTATTAGAGTTATCTATAAATCTTTCAAATAATCTAGTATATATTTCACCAGTCATTCCCTTAGGAATATAAAGGCTACATGCAAATGTATATGGATTACCAGCTTTATTTATAACTCTAGTAGTCTTAGTCTTTTCTAATAGATCCATATTAAGATTAAAGCTTATAGTAGGATCTAACAAGTCTTCTACTATAACGCTAGAAAGAACCAATCCATCGTCTGCAGTAACGTCTTTAAGCAATACTTCTATATTTATATCAGCTGTCTTTATTAGTCTGATCGTAATCTTTTCATTAGGATCGCTTATAGTATAGACATCGCTATTATCAGCTGGGTTATTTTGCTTAGTAGATCTTATATTAGACTTTACATCAAATATAACGTTCTTATGCTTACTATAAAGAGTTCTACTAAAGTCTGCAAATAAATTACCATAGCTTTCTTCTGTAGTAAAATGACTTCTTTTATTGAATCTATTATTACTATGTATAAGTCTATTAGTATTCTTTGGAGTAAATACTTGGTTACTAGGCTTCCAAACAGCAAGCTCGCTCTTTACTCTAATAGAAACTTCTACTGGAGCCTTAAACATTTCTCCTATATTCTTATACTTATTAGTATTAGTATTCATCCAGTTTCCAAATATAATAGTAGGCTTAAGCGTACCTTGATCTTCATTCCACTCTAGTTTTATTTCTTCAAGTATCATACTAAGTACAGTATCATACGTATCCATATCTATAATAGGAAGAAGCAAGTCTACTTTACTTATTCTAGCACTTATATTAGTAACAGCCTCTACAGGAGTAGTACCGTTATTATACTTTACAGCTATAATAAAATCCAGTATCTCTTTTTCTCTAAGAGGTTCACTATCAAAATCACTATCAGTTTCTAATAGAGGAAGCTCTACACTTATATTAGGAGTTGTAGGATCTATTACAGATATCGTAGCAGATACATCTTCACTATATCTATCATAGTGAGTCTTTTTACTTACTTCAAGTAATTCATTTCTAGTAACTACATTGCTCTTTAGAAGCTCTACAGAAGCCTTTATTTGCTCAATCATATTCTGTGTATCAGCACTAAGCTGAGTTATAGACGGTGCCTCGCTGTAGTAGTATGATACGTCTTTACCCGTACCTTTAATTCTTACTTGTGTATCTCTTGTAAAAGAAAACGAAAGCATTTGGTTTTCAGTAAGTACAAACGTTCCTTCTCCTACAATAGAAAAAAAGACAGAATCTTTTGATTTGTTTTGTATTACAAAATATGCTCCTTCTGGAACATCTATAACATCATTATTGGTAACTATGTCCTTATGTACAGGAGTTATACTATAATTATGAACAGGATTTACGTCAAAAGATGTATACGTAAATACACCACCAAGCTGTTCTTCAAACCATAGATAACTTCCTTTCTTAATACGACCATTCCAAGTGTTAGGACCACTAAGAACAAATACTCCATTATTATTAGTAGGTGCTACATCTGTATCTGTAAAAGCAAGTCTAACTATACTGTTTTTAATAGCAGAAGTGTTTTGTACAAATACCATTTGGTCCATAGTAGTACTAAGGACGACTTTTTTCCAAGCCATGGAAATACCTCCCTTTTATTCGAATTTTAACAGAAAGATTGTCTCCTATCTCCCAGGGTAGACAATAAAGAAAAAAAAAGAGAAGATTATTTCTTCCCTTTCCATTCTCTTTTTGAGAACACGTAATGCGCTCTCAAAAATATGATAGTACTGATAGCAAATCCTATTACTACTACGTAATAGTATGTAGGACTCACCCATTCTTCTTTTCTGATTCCTCCTAAGAACCCGAAAAGAAATGCTAAAGCACCACTAATAGCCATAACCACATTTAAAAAATTATTATTCTTTTTCATATTGTATTACCTCCATATTATTTTATATTACTCCTATATAATATATAACTAAAAATTCGTTAAAAAAAATATAAGATCCCTTTTATCGGGATCCTATATCTATTGATTATTATTATATAATGAATTGAGTAATCCTAATTTAAATGGATTTATCACTCCTACATTTCCATCTATATGATCTTGCTCACTTATTTCTTTAGCAGCTCTCATATTATCTTCATTAAGACTTACTAAATTAGCCTCTATCATTATTCTTTCAGTATAAGCTATATCAAGACCATAGACATCTACACAAGCTTCTATTATCTTATATGGATCAGCAAACGAGTCACTTACCCATATCGTAGTTATAACGCCATTCTCATTCTCATCAAGCAAGAACTTAAACCACGCTCCAAGCTTTCTTATATCTATAATCTTTTCTTCCAGCTTTTTCTTATCTTTAAAATATCTTCCTATATAGTAGCTCTCAGGATACTTATCATCAAAAGACAGTACAAATAGATTAAATCCATCTTCTATATCTGCAATAGCTCTGTTAAAGAAAGATATATTGACTCTAAACATAAGATCTACATACTTACTATTAAATAGCCATTCCCAAGCATCATTCGTAATAAGACTGTGTTTCTTACTTATTATAAGCTTATCATAGTCGTCTATAGAAACCGGACTACGCTCTATATCGCTTATAAAGTACATATCTCCATTAGAAGCATATTTCATACTGTAAAGATACATATCATTATTAAAAGCAGATTCTACAAGTACACGAAAGTGCTCTCTATCTTCTTCACTCATATGCTGTCTGAGCTGATTATAGATATCTACGGCTATAAGATCATAGCTAAATAATACATCATTTGGTCTCAAGAAGACTACTTGCTTCATATCATTCATAAATATCCACCTTTTCTATCTTAATAAACAGTCCAAGTATCCACTTAATAGGTTTTATTATAATGAAATATATTATAAGTCCTGCTATTGCAAGTGGATATCCAACACAATATATAAGAAGTTTACCAAATAAGTCTCTTAAAAACATTAATATCGTAAATAATATAATACACCATACTCTTAAGAATAATGGAAATACTGCTGTCCTTTTGTATAAGTATTCTCTTTCATTCATATTTTATCTCCTTTTACTTCTGTTCTTTTCTGCAAGAGCAAACTCTTCATCTGGTCTATATCCATAGTAATAATACGTATAGATTACTTCTGGTATAGTATAATAGTATACATGACTATACATATCACTATAAATATCTTCTTTCTTCTTCTTCCAATGATTAGCTACTACCTTAGGAAAACTACTATCTAAGCCTTCAAATACATATCCAGCCTTTCCTCCGATACGTGCTACTCTACTTATATTCTGCATATAAGAAGATATACCAAAGTTAAACTCTAGGAATATAAGTATTCTTAATCTCTTATTATCATATCCACGTCCCATAGACTGAGTAGTAGTTATTATCCATGATTTAGATTCTGCTATCTCTTTATCCTTTTTAGAAACCTTACTATTATATATACCTATATCGTCTTCTGCTATATCATAATGAGTCATAAGCTTTTTCTTTACTATCTCGCAGTTCTCTATACGTCCTGTATATATTACTACAGAACCACCATCATTCACAACACGCCGTATAAGGCTCTCAGAGGCCTTATAAAAGTGTTTCATGATATAGTCGAGTAATAGGTCCTTACGAGCTATATAATCGTTATAACGGGTCTTAAAGAGCTTCTCATCGTTCATATGCATCAAGTAATACTCTTTTTTAGTAGGACTGAACTTATAATTGATTACATAACACGTTCTATCTACTGGAAGTCTTATATCATCTCCCAAAGTCTTAGCATGTTTATATATCATTTGGAATATATTATCATCTGGACGCATATTTTTAAACTTAGTACCAGTCAAATACAAGTTATATTTAAAGTTACCCCAGCATTCCATATAGTATAGGTTCTTTACATGTACATCATATTCGTCCATTATCTTCATATCACACTTGAACTTATTAAGAAGTACATTTACGACATTATTCAGTCCAAAGTTACGTATAAGAGATTGAAGCATAGCGTGCGTAAGAAAAAGACCATTCACCTTAGACCAATTATATTTCATAAAGGCTCTGCTCTTCTCCAGATTAAGAAAGCCTTCATCACTTCCAAAATATTCTACAAAGGCATTATAAGTCTGTTCTACAAGATCACTACTATATACTATAAACATAAACTTACACTTAAGCTTCTGTACTATAGCAGCAGACATATATGTTTTACCAAACCCAGGTCTTGCACAGACACAAACACGCTTATCGCTATCATTCTTAAAGTGTTCTACAGCACTATTAATAACGCCTTTTTGATGTTCTAATGCTGGATATACGAGCTCTTTATATTTAATCGGTCTATGATCTATTGGTGCTATCCACTTTCTCATAAATGTTTTGCCAATCATATTCTCCAGAGATTGTATCTTGACCTTCGGTATACATATATGATCTCCTATTTCAAAGTAAGCAGTCGGGACTTCCGCTTTTGTATGGAAGTCCAAAACTGATAGCTTACTACGGAGATTCAACTTTGTATTTGTATCTATATAAGATTTATCGATCCACCAAGCAGTGGAAGTCTCATAGTTCATCTACATTTCTCCTTTATTTTAAATTCAATACATATTCACTCATGCTATGAATATTAGATTCTTCTTGCTTTTCAAATCCTAACTTAGTAAAGAATCTTTTAGACTCTGTATTCTGATCTGATATAAGTGACTTCATTTTAGTACAGTTCGTTAACTTGTGCACCCTTTCTACGAGTTTTCTTGCAAGACCTTTATTTCTAAAGTCTTTATCTACATATAAAGATACTATATAGATAGCATTACCATCTTTTCTGTATCCGACAAAACCTCTAGGAACATCGTCTACTATACAAACTACAGACTTAGCTTTGTGCTTATCATAATACATTTTTATATCATTCATAAACGTACCGATATTATTAGCAGAAGCTCCATAATCTTCCTCAGATACTCCATGACTAACATACCACTTAAATAGCTCATATTCTGCAAGATAAACATACCCTATTGAGTTAGAACTTGCGATTTCAAATCTAATATTCATTTTATATTAATCCTCCTCATCCTCATCATAATCGTCGTCATAGCCTTGTATTACACGATCTGACTGTTCATATGTATTTTCATTGTGTACGTTCGTATCCTTGTTATAGTTACGTAATACACCGTATAATTCATTTGTAATAGCAGTTTCAGATAAGTCTCTGTCTCCTATTATATTGTATAATACGTCTGCTTCACAAGGCTCTACAGCAGGTATTATACTATTTAAATTTGCTTTTATATATCCATGATGTATTCTGTTTGATATACGCTTAGACTTATCTGCAGAAGATGTAAGCTGATTTATATGTATAAAGTCTACATTCTTAGTCTCAGCAGACGGCTTACTACTCATATCTTCTGTATCACGCATCATAGCATGTACTATCATTTCATAATACATAGAATGATCAAACTTCACTTTAGTCTTGCAATATTGATAGAAAGAGCTTACTTGTTCTGCTCTACTCATAGTACGAAGCTTCGATCTATCCCATTTTTCTTCTGGATATACATATTGACTATTACTACTGTGCATACGTAGCATTACTTGTATATCTTTTGCAGTAAGTAATACAGAATCATTTGCTATATAAACAGTAGCTGTAAGACCATCTACATCAATAGGCTTATCTTGTACTATATCTAATAGTTCTCCATTTATAAATAGCTTTTGATATCTATTATCTCCTACCTTACGTAGTTCTAATATTGTACCTGGATGGAATTGTATCTTATCAAACATAAAGCTTGATACAGCAGGGCAATTATCTACCCATTCTTTCAGATTTCCATATGTCTTACCAGCATAGTGTACCATTACTGGTCTTAAGAAAGCATTATTACTATGTTTGATTGATATTACTTGTTGGAACTTTCCTCCAATAGTATCCATTCCATATTCATATATATTATTCTTGAATACTTCTGTATCTTGCAGGAACTTTGCATTAGCTCCTACACAACATTCGCATACAGATTCTACTCCATGGCAATGATGAAGCATACGCAAATGCAGAGCCATTCCAATAAGATCATCTCTATTAAGATCTACATATCCCACTATTTTATGCTTAAGAGGATCTGCTATATAACGATATCTATAGAACTTCAGATCTTTCTTACTCTTAATAGTAACGATTTCATAATCATGTGTACCACAATCACGAACTACAGCTCTACTTACATCTTTATTTATCTTAGTTTCAGTAAGAGCTACGTTTATAAGCTTTCCAAGTTCACCTGGTTCTTGTACTTCATTTTTACCCTTTATAACTGCTTCAAGTGCTTGGTTATCAAGATGTACCATATCTGGAAGATTACGCAAACCATTTAGCCATCCACTTATAGTATTATTCTTTACTTTACCTGGATCAAGCTGATCTGGTTGTAGTCCTACTTGTACGAATCCCATGATCTGCATCTTATTTGCCTTTACTCCAGACTTTATAAAATCCGATAATGGATGCACATCTGCTTCAGTTATAACCTTATTTATATAGTTATACTTCTCTTCCACAGTAAAAGGATCGTCTGTCTTCTTTATTACAGGATTAGTAAACAGCTCTCTGAATTCTTTATTTTCATCATACGCTCTTAAATATCCCATAAGACTATGATCCATAGAAAGAGTCTCACTGGCTACCATAGCAAGTCTATGGAAACAGCTGAACATATCTCCAAGCAAGTGCCCCAGCATAACTGGTGCATTCTCAAGCTTGTCTTTTATTAGATCTATACAAGCGTTCATATAATCATCAAACTTCCCTTTGAAATAGTTATCTCTATAGATCATCTTACGCTTATCTTCATCTTTTATATTAAAATCACTGAAGACTTCAAATAGATAGGTATTAAGTATACATCTACCAGGCGTACCTTTCAGATATATATCCTTTTCAAGCTTCACTACTATCTTTTCATTTGATAGTGGATTTTCTGCAAAGGCTCTTTCTAACTCTCTCATTCTATTCAGATCTCTACGATCATACAATATCATCTTTAAATTCCTCCTCTATTTTACTATGTAGTTATTATTAAATATCTCTTCAGGATTTATACCAAACAGAGTCAATAACTCAAATCCAAGAGATATACTTATTTCTGTATCTTTTTCTATTTGCTTCTTTACATTACGTATAAGACTTGCCTTACGCGTTCTATCCTTTTTAGACAAAGGAACACTACGTCCATTGGCAAGTATAGCAAAACAGACTACAGATGTAAATGTATGCATCTTTACAGCACGCGGATCTGGTAATCTATCCGATATATCTCTCGTACTTATGTCGTTTGAGCCATGACTTCTTATTATATCTAGTACTTCTTCAAAATGCTCATCAATAGGTACTACAGACACGTCCTTAAGAGGAATAGTCTTTTCTCCTATTATAATATTATCTCCACTGGCTATTACTGGAGAATTATTAAATATATGAACATCTTGCTTATCATTATATTTAAATACAATTGCATATTTATCTTGTGGCTTATAACTATCCACTACTTCTATTTTTCCATCTACCACTGTTGCATATTTCATATTAATCATCCTTATCCTTCCACTCTATTCCAAACCCGATTGCATTCAAGTATTCAGGCAAACTATGAAGCTTTGGATTTCCAGCTATCTGCATTTGATACAGATCAGCATCATTTATCATTCCGGTTAAATGTGCAGTAAGCTGAACGTCCATTTTAGTAGCTTTCTTACTATGAACAGATTGTGCGTCTCTTTTAGTCTTAGATTTTTCTTCTGGAACTCCCTTTGTAGTAAGAGTTACTTCAGATATAGAACTGTTTTGATACTCTGGATCGTGTATATCTCTGATAGTATATATACTTCCTACCAAATGTTTATCAGTAAGTGTTCTTATTCTATTACCTTCTTTATCACATATCCATATAGTCTGTTCTTCAAATCCCCACTTACCAAGAATCTTCATAGCTTCATTACCACTTTCCATATCCAGCTTTTGTTCATATGGTACGATACCTATTGGAAGAGCATCGTAATGTGCCAATAAAGTAGCAAAGTCTTCATCTGAGAAATCCTTGTGAGCATCATGTAGATCAAATATATCTAAGACTTTTCTATAATCTTTTATAAGACGACTCTTGTCCTTATCATTCTTAAGAGTTTTAAACACCTTTGTAAGATACATACTAAAGCCTGTAAGCCATTGTTCCCATAGGAATCCTGTAATACTTCTTGCAACGTGTGCACTTACAGAGAATACCATTTCAATTGGAGTACCATCTTCTGCCACTAAAGTACCGTGTTCAAATATCTCTTGTACAGTTGCCTTACACCCATGCCCATTAGACAGCTTTGTAGCTATACCTGCAAAGTCCACTGTAACGATCTCCATTCTTAAAAACGGACAAGTAAGAGCCTTTTTCTCAGTACGAAACTTATTTATTATAAAGTTTTCATAATAAGCTATTACTTTATCACTACACTTATCTCTTTCAAGCATAACTAGTGGCCTTAGAGCATCTGCTACTTTATGTCTAAACTCTAGATAATCCTGTCTATATTGCTCTAGTACAGCATCATCTTCTATTGGCTCATTAGATGTCACTTCAAAATAACCTATATAACTGTTAGGTTCTATTACTATTTGTGTATCCTCAAGTCCTACTGGTGTATCTGTAGACTGAGATATAAATGAAAGTTCTTCTTCCTCTTGTTCTGATACCTTGAATATTATAGATTCTTCTAAGATTTGTCCTATAGGTGGTATCTTATTATTAAACTCAGACTTTATAATCTTATTATCAAGAGGTATATTTACAGTTTTTATCTTTATACAACCCATATCTGCTGCTGTCTTGTCACTTATCTTACAACTATCATCAGCAGTATCTTTATCTATAGTATTAATAGTAACTACATTACGTCCAAACTTCACAATGTCCATAGATGGAACATATTGCTCTGGATATTCTATACAGAAGTTTTCATCATCACTACTAATATCATATTCTTTATTTGGTTCTAATAAGTCTAAGTCTGTATTAAGTATGCAGCAGACTCCATTATTATTTATCAGACCATTTGTATCAAGTAACTCATATCTACCGTTTACTTCATATATATAAATCTTTCTACGTTGATACATAAACTTATATAAAAGCCTTACTTTACCACGTGCTTTATAGATACAACTACTTCTACTAAGCATATCTCCATAGAAAGCAGATGATAATAACGGAACTTCAGCCTTGATTGGCATTACCATATTATCAAATTGATTTATAAACATATCTACTCTCATACTGTGGTTCTTATCTGCTACTGGTGAAAGTAGCTTTGTAGTCTGATATTTTACCAATTCTGTCTTAGCCATATCAAATCTTCTACGAGGTTTATATGGAGCCTCGACAGGTGGTTCTGAAACCGTTTCGATATGGACTGGCTTTGACTTAATACTCTTCATATCTTTCATTGTGTCCTTGATATATTCCAAACGTTCATCTGAAATATCCCATTCTTTTGCTTTAATCATTCTCTTAAATTCCTCCTATTATATATTATTTTATAAGTCCTATTATAACTCCAGTTAGTATATGTACCAAGTTTTTATAATCAGAGTTATCAGTAACTACATGTACTTCTTTAAGAGTATTGTCGTTAAAGTACTCCATAGTTATGTCGATACCTCCAGTTGATAAAGCCATTATCTCGTCTTTATGACTATTTAGTTTTTCTAGCACTCCTTTATCATTACTATCTAATATTATATCGTACTTAAACTCTTTGAATTTATCATAAGTTACCATCTTTACTATCACTCCACATACATCAAAAACTCCATTTACAGATATCATATTCTAATTCCTCCTTTATTTATTACATCATATTCCATACTTCTTTCATAACTGAAACCAAGTGTGAATTTGATATTCCTACTATTAATTCTTCCTCACTATTATTCATTATCTTAGTAAACATAGAGAGATTCTTTATATAACTCTTCGTATTATTATTAACACAATCGCTCATAAGTCTATCAAGATAATCATAGGCCTTATGTTCTTTATTGATCGTACCCCCACGAAGTTTTACTCCATTATTATCCTTATAAAGCTTCAGAAAGTTCCCACTCTTTTCTGTTGCTGGAAATATTATATGATAATAATAAGTATGCTTTCTTTTAAACTTTATAAAATCACCGAACTTTGTATACTTAGGATTAAAATTGTGTAAGAATACAGCGTCCTTAGCTATTTCTAATATATTATTTTTCTTTATACCGTTTTCTTCTATAAACATATTAACGTATTTCTTCATATATTCATCAAATTCTGATACGAGATCATAGTTATCCTGCTCTCTTAAATCTCTCATAATAGTTCCTATCATAACATTTCTGTCACGTCTATCTGCTTCCTTAAGATTTCTGTACGTCTCCTCACTTATAAGCCTTTCTTCAGCGAGAATGCTCACGTTTGCTGTAACTATATCCCATTCAGAAATACTACCCTTGTATGTTGTAATTTTCATATGAATAGGCTCCTTTTATTTTAACAATGAACATTTCTCGTTGTTAAACAATCTTCAGTGTCAAGATAATTTCATTGAATGTACCTCCTATTAAATATTATAGATTTTGTATTTGAGTACTGAGGGTTTTCACTTTCCATGCTCTTTTTCTAAACTGATTAAAAGTTGGTAATGTCCAAAAAATATCAATCAATTCTTGTTTTAAAGAAATTAAGTTGAAAAGTTCATAATAAAGATTTTTTTACATACTGTACTTCTAATTAGTTATCTTGACTTAAATATAGATCGAGTCCTTCTATACATACCATCGTGTGTTGTGTAGTCGGACTCCCTCATTTAATTACGTCGTTTTTAAATGCAAAACGCCAATCGAGGTTTTAATTCGATCAGCGTTTAACATAATTATAAGTCTTTCCTTGAAGCATGTCTCTTACTACATGATACTTTAATCCCAGCTCATCAGCTATTTCATTAAGAGTAAGGCCTTCGTCACGAAGTTCTATTATCTTGTGTATAAGCTCTTCTTCTAAGTATGGAAGATTTTTTATCAGACGTTGAGCATGAGCCACGTTTTCACGTTGACTTATATATTCAAGGTTATTCAGAGCACTATTAGTTTTATCCCCATCTATGTGGTTAATAATAACTCCTTCTTTCTGTTTTCCTACGAACGTATGCATTACGACCAGGTGTATCTTAGCCATAACCTTTTCACTTCTATCATTCATAAGATCAACACGAAGATATCCACGTCCATCTCCAAACTTCTTAAGCGGAGTATCAGAACCTTTTCTATATATATTCCCGTCTTCGTCTACTTCATACTTATTATAACGAATACCTTTCAGTATAACTGTTTTTCTCATCTATTTATTCATCTCCTAAGTATTTTATATTTACAGAGATGATTGTCTGGTACAGAATCTACATAGCAAGCTTATTAAACTCGTATTCCGTCATAACGTCTTCATCATTTATATGATCATCGACATTAAGAACTCTGTAAACAGCCAGATACGGACCTTCTATTAAGTTAAAAGCACTATTATAAAGTCCTGTTATTGGATTATAACATCCACGTTTTGGATTTAATGCAAAGTATGTTGGTAGTATTGAAGCTTCTGGTATATTGAACGCACCCTCTGTATCTCCATCAAAGTCTCCATGATCACAAGCATCTACTTTTATTGCATTAAATCTAAGTACTTGTTCTCTATCATTAGTAAGAGCTATTATCTCTTCTGAGTTTTGACTAAGCATATAAATACACGGTGGTCTGTAGGCAAGTATGAAATTCTTTTTATCTTTTCTCAAGTCTATTAGGACTTTACACATAATACTACAATCGTCGTCATTCGGTATATTATTCTTCATTCTGTTAATAGCTTCTGGTGTAACTCCATGTCTATCATAATACGATCTGAATGGACCTATTGTAATTTCTCCAAATATTCTATATGGAATAGTACAGACATCCAGTCTACTATTAAAAGTAAGACCTTCTATAATACATCTACAACTATTATCCATACGCTTTGATACAGTCTTCCCTCTAATAAGAGAATCCTTACCATCTCCAATCTCATCAAGTATTATATTCATAATGATATCGAAGTTCTTAGCTATATTTGAAATATATATTGCCTTTTTACCTGGTGGAGCATGTTCGCTCATATGATTAAGCTTATATACGTTATCACTTATTATTATATAATGTTTATTCATCTCATGACTTCTTACGTCTGATTTCCCACTAATAGACGCCACTACTTGATAATGTCTGAAGTCCTTTGATAATACAGGTATATATGAAGTCATAGCTTGGTTTATAGTAGATAGAAAATAATCTTTCATATCTGGAACACTATAGGTTTCTATAAACTTTGCTAGTGTAACTCTATCTTGAAGCTCGAATATATTCCAAGACTTACGCTTTACTCCATCTAGAGGCCTGTGGTTATACAAATCTCTACGAATCTCCTTCTCAGATAGGACATTCTTTTTAGCATATTTAAAGAATCTAGAAAGCCATGACGGATTAAATACTTTAAACTTATCAAGTACCATCCATCCCCTTATCTTTTGTACAGGTGCTATTACAGAATTACAGTGCTCACAAAGTCCTCCTGGGACTGGAGATACTGTTTTCCCACACTTACAGCTACATCTTTTAGCCTGTACAGTAGGCGGATCGTCGCTTCTAAATCCGAATTTATAACTAAATACACTATCAGAAGATAGAAGTGCTTCTCTGTCATCATCTATACTATCGTATCTAATAGACGTATCAATTATAAATCCCTTACCAGTTTCCATATCGCTATGGTATAGTTTCTCGAAGTCTACAGTAGTAAAATTCATTCCATACCTAATATTACTATTCTTCTTATTAAGCTGGACTTGTTTTACAGTAGCCTTATAAAGCTCTGCTCTATTCGATGGTATACCCGATAGACTATCTACTGCTGGTGGTAAATAAAAATTCTTTGCCATTTTCTTAATTCCTCCTTTTAAATTATTACATTTATATAAAATATGTTATACAAATCTGTCTAACATATATAGTTATTAGGCATACAAAAAAAGTTTGGGGAGAATCTAATCTCCCCTATAATATTTATGTGAGTCTAATAGCGATTTACTATTAGGCTAGGAACATCTTTGATTGTATATAAATATTTACTAATACTGAACATGAAAATCAAAGCGATTCTCTCTAGTATTCATTTTATTTTCCAGCATATTTACCATAGTATTATTATTAGATATAATCTTCATAACATCTGCCTTATTCTCTATCATATGATCTGTAATCTTTACGTCTTTCAAACTACTTGCTTCAGCAGGAACTACTATACTACGCTTATATCCTATTACACGAGGATTCATTCTTCCTCTAGATTTATACGCTGTTTCTATTTCTATCTTTATGTCTTTCTTAATGCTATTAGCCAGCTTTATAAGCTTATTAAATGCTCTAGAAAAGTCTTCAGGATTATCTCCTAGTACAGTATAGTATACTTCAGATCCAAGATTACCTCTATCTTTAATCATAGATGTATTATGAACCCAAGGGAAATAGTTACCAAATCCATACTTATCATCACTTCTATCCCATCCACTTACTATATTAATAGCCAAGAACTTAGACTTATCATCTATATTAGCTCCTATAGAAACTACTGAATAAGTATCCAGAGGCTTAGCTGGGAAATTACACTTCTTTTTAATAGCATCTACTATCTCGTCACATGTATGTATATACATATGAATTCACCTCTCCTTATTGATAGTATTTAAGTCTTCCTAAATCAAGTGGAAGTCCAAGTCCAAACATAGTAGCTATAGAAGCACATATAGATTCTACAGCAGCTTCAGATACTTTTACATATTCATTTTGCTTAGCTCTGAATTCGTTGCTTTCCATACCATATTCTTCAAATAGCTTTTGCATATCAGACTTATATTCTTTACTTACAGTATTATTTACATAAGCAAGTACATCTCCACTTTCTATTCCTACAGCTCCAAGTAATGAAGCGTTAGGAGCACCTTTAGACACACTAGCCATGTAGCTCTCAAAAGGATTATCACTGTTAAGGTTAGAATCACCACTACCAGAGTCACCATCAGAGGAACCATTATCATTAGACTCACCTTCGCTAGAGTCAGCAAATGGATTTCCTCCATCTGAGTCTCCACCTTCATTAGTCTGTCCACCGTCTGATGAACCTTGATCCGAAGATTCATTGTCATCTCCGCCAAATGGATTCGAGTCGTCGCCAGAAGAGCCAGCCTCATCTCCGCCATTGTTATCCCCAGAGTCATCTCCGAATGGGTTTGAATCATCGCCGTTAGACTCTTGTTCGACCTCTCCAGACTCTTGTTCACCTTCATTAGAATCCGAATCGTTGCCGAAAGGATTATCAGAATCCCCGTCTCCACCTTCACCATTGCCTTCCGAATCAGGTTCGAAAGTCTCATCTTCTTCAACATATTCGTTATCCTCTTCTTCAGCCATAGCTCTATCGTCACCTTGCTTGTCTTTTTCAAGCTTTAAGATATACTTAGCCAAATCTTTTATTTCAGTGCTATGCTTTTTAGAAAGATCTTCTATCATATCTGCTATAATACCTGATGTGATATCTCCATCTTCTACTTCAAAAGCAGCATCTCCTGCATCTTCAAGAGCATATCCATTTTCAAATCTAGCTTCTGTAGTCTTAAAAGAGCAGTTATTATCCAAAACGTATTTTTCTGCCATGTAATCAATATGTTCAAGAGCAGTTTGTAATACAGGAGTAAGTATATTTTTACCTCTTCTATCTATACTTTCTTTTAAATAATCATAGCTAAGTCCAAGACTCTCTAATGCAGAAGCATTTACTCTTTCATTTGTACTTGGGTTAAACTTTGATACAAGAGCTCCAAATAGTCTTGTAGTAAGCTTATCCCTAACTGGAAGAATATCCAATTTTATAGTCATATTACTCATATTCTATATTCATCTCCTTATAGGTTTTTTATAAATTCAGGATCAGTTAAAAGAGTCTTTAAAGTCGTACAATTTATACTAGGAGTAAGACTAGCTATAACTGCAAAGCTTACCTTGTCTTCAAGCACTCTTTTAATAAGATCTTCATTTGATTCATTTGGTTTTCTAATAGAACGTATATAGTCCATTGTGTTCTGTAACATTTTTTGATTCTCCTTCTTCTTCTCTAATGATATATTTATTTACTAGATCAGTAGCGACCTTATTACCCTTAGTTATAAGAAGTAAAACCTTATTCTGAGCATCACGCTTATTATATACGCGCTCAGTCATATCTGCCATTATCTTAATATCTTCTGCACTCCATTCTTGTATTACCTTTTGAGTACGCTTTATAAGATTTAAGATATCAGTTTCACTCTTATAACCAGATTGGTATTTGTCAAATATCTTTCTCATATATTTAACATGTTCTATTAACGTTCTATTATTGATTTTTCTGTTCTTATCACATATCAGATAGCAATAGTATTTAGCACTACGCATTATATTCCATTCCATATACGCATTTATACTATCCGTATAATATATGTATAGCTCTACTCTTTCGTTATCTGATAATACTTTAAAGCAATCTGTGTCAGCTATGTTCCAAGCGTCATCAAGACATATTCTAAACTCAGGTTCAAATAAGATATCATTATGTATTTTTATCATATTATCCACGTCATTTATACTCATGTCATGAATCTGCTCAGATACATATAATTTATGTAAACGCTTACCAAAATCTCCTCGTCTAAACTTACGAGCAGTTTCTTGTGTTGCTTTCTTATACGCATGCATTACTATTACATAAGGACTTATTATAACTGTATTCTGTAGAAGCTTATTTCTTTCGTATAGCTGTATAAATACTTTCTTCATAAGCTCCATATTTACCATAGCTACGGCCCCAGACGCCATTGTCCGTGGTCTACTATCTGTAAACGGAGCTCCATAAAGAGTTATCTTAAGGCCTTTATTAAGATTAATGTTAATAAACCTCTTCTTAATTTCAAGAGGAACTGATACTTCTTCTGCCGTATCTCTAGAAGTATCTCTATTTCTGTATTTTGCTCTACTACCCACTTCACATCATTCCTCTATATCATTTTATAGTTATTTTGACTCATTCCAAGCGAACTGAAGTAATCACGTATAGACGCTCTGAATGAAGCGTATCCTCCTCTGATACTGTCGTAGAACTTACCTATATTACCTTTAATAAAGAATTCAAAAAGTCCTACTGGCATCCTAGAAAAGACAGTGTTTTGTCCACACATTGTAGCAAGCATATTTATACTACTCATAGGATTCCACATAGCTCCAAGGAAATAATATGGATGATTTTGTACAGCCCAGTACTTATTAAAGTCTGGTGTAATTCCCATAGTATATAGAGGTTCTATTGTAAGAGTTATATCAAGTTCTGTAGGTACTCCAAATGTAGTTTGGAACGCATTGTCTGTCTTTACACTCATACTACTGATTACTGCTCTAGGACAGTTTATAACTCCCTTAGAGAAAGCACTACAGTATAATGCAGATGATGGTATAATCAATGCCTGTCTTGGATATGTAGTTTGATATACATATGGAATAAGCAAGGCCATAGTAAAGTGTAATCTAGCAAGACTATATCTATCAGAAGATAGAGCCATATCTCTTATAGGCACTGTATAAGCAAATTGGCTACTTCCTCCATTTTGTACTTTAGGTACATATAAGTTATTTATTAAGAAAGACCCCATTGTCTTTCCACTATTATGATATGCCCATTCATTCATCATATCTTGCATAGGATCCATAGCCTCATTAATCATAGCTACTCCCTCTTTACCAGCTTCTGCTTCTGCCTGAGTACTTCCTTCTCCAGCTCCACCAGCTACGGAAGACATTATATTATTGAATAATTTCCCCATACCTTTTTTAACAGCACGCTTTGTACCAAGTATAGCGTGTTCTCCTAGTTTAGAAGGACCTGTTTCTATACTCCACGAATAAGTTCTATCTATCGGTCCATTACAATAGAATACAGTATATGGCATAGTTTGTATTCTCTTGTCTTCCATATCTATATTCATTATATAATGTATAAGCTTGGACATCATACTTCCAGTGTACATAGAAGTTACAGGAGCTCCATTTTCTACTACATCAGGCCCAGTACTATCTAAGCTGTTACTATTATCATCATATCCGATAAACTTTCCAAGCGCATTGGTTATAAATCCACTACCAACCTTTCCAACTTCACTCTTAAGTGCAGCATCAGCAGCTTCTCTTTTACCATCTTTACCAAAAACTTGGAATTTTGAACCAATTGCGTTAGTGTTCTCTTCAGCACTTATATCAGCTTTCTTTGTAGCTTCTTCGTATTCTTCTAATTCTCCAGCTTCAGCACTATTTGAATCTCCTAAGTTATTGAGAGTCATTTCCATATCTGTAGTAGCATATACATTATCTACCAAGTAATCTGGCATATACATCTTTAAGAAATTCTTCTTATCAGTATTATCTCTCTTCCAGAAATCTCCACCAAACTCATCTATACCAAGAGCATATAATATAGCCTTAGCATGAGCTTGTACACTACGCCAATAACGCTTTGCAGCTATCTTAGCAGTAAATCCATAAGAAGTAACGTTTAATCTTTGCTCTACGCTATCTACTTTAGTTATAAGTCCGCTTACTATATTAGATGTAATACTTCCTGTAGCTCCAGCAAGTCCTAGTGCTACTGTATCTGTAATATTAGGACGCAATTCTATAGGCATAAGTACTAAATACTGTCCTCTTTCTAATACCCGCTTAGTAAAGTCCTTTCCACATCTTCCACTTTCCCAACTATTAAGTTCTCCAGAAAGTTCTGATGCATTCCACATAGGAGGCGGATCTACTACATTATCAGCCATATAAGGAAGTCCTATTATACCTGTAACTCCTTCTAAATCTACACCGTGATCTTTAAACTCTACTTCTTTTATATCTCCATAACCATTTATGTTTTTATTCTTAATAGAAGCCATAAGATCATCAAATGGAAGCAGTCCTATATCTGAAAGTAACGACAAGTCATCTACTGCATGTTTCAGTATCTCCATATTGGCTTTCTTCTTATATTCATTAGTACCAAGCTCTTTACCAACATAATTACCAAATCTATCTCTTTCTGCAAGTGCAGCAATGTCTCCATTAAAAACTCCACCTGGATTAGTGTCGTCAGCCAGTCCATTCCATCCACCAGCATATCCATGATTTGCTCCATGACTAGATGATCCTGCTAATGGATTACCAAATGGATTTGAACCTACGCCAGATCCACTACCTTTTCCAGAAGAGGATCCTTTTGACGAGGATCCCCCTTTACCAGATTTTCCTGTATTTCCTGGTGACTTATCTGGAAACATATTCTTAGTACTAACGTTAATTTTACTGGTAGCACCTGCTACAGCATTACCTACTCCAGTACCTGTATTATTTTTAGTAAATACTACATTATTAGTACTTGAGCTAGATCCACTTCCTTTATTACGTCCATGTCCTGTAGGAATATCTTTTCTACCAGCACTAACACGGCCTCCACTTCCAGAGACACCGTCATCAGCAGTAATTCCACTAGGAACGCTTCTTTTAGGTACTCTGGCACCGTTTGTTCCAGCACCTTCGCCCATAACATCTATAAGTTCGTCACCCACATCAAAATAACCCTGTGATTGACCTGTTTTATTTCTAGGCATATATTCATTCAACCTCCTTATTTAGCTCCAGCAGCTGCTTGACGCATTGCTTCTGTATTATTATTTGATAATTCTTTAAGTATATTTTGTAATAATGTAGCCAAGTTATTAAGTGCTCCGACTATAGCCGTTGTTTGGTTAGTAGACATCTTAGCCATAATACTAGCTACTCCATCTTGTGGTGCTGTTACTGTATTATTAGTAACACTTACAGATGGACTAGATACGTTTGAACCAGAAGATGCTTTAGCTACACTTCCTGATGAACTTGCAGCATATCCGCCTCTATCTGAACCAGATCCTCCACTATAAGAAGACGCACTAGCTGTAGAAGTAACTCCGCTATAACCTGATTTTCCACTAGGAGTAGATATGTCAGACTCTAGTAATCCCATAGGAGCCTTTACTCCAGATGCGCTTATATTATAGTTCGATCCTTTATATGATTGACCAGCCATAGACATAGCTTCTTTAGCATATTTAGATCCAAGGTTCTTAGGATTATTAGGATTCATCTTTTCTTGTAACCAATTATAAAGACTTCCTGTAGTATGTCCAGCCAGCCATTTATTAGCAGCTATTACATTAGGTTTAAATACGCTAGTCATTGGAGTATTAGGATCTCTAGCAAGAGCCTCGAAGAATGTCTTAGCTCCTCCAGCTCCAAAGAAGTTTGCACTATACAATGCAGCAGCATCTAAAGGCTTTCCAGCAGCAGCTACAGCATTCTTAATTATCTTAGCATTATCTTTCATATATAAAGCAATAGCCAATGTATTATGTAACGGATTACGTATATTTGGATTTTGTATTCCAAATTCTTTAGTTAATCTAGGAGCAAGACTAGACCATGTACTACCTATTATTTGGAATAACCCAGTAGCAGATGTAGTCTTTGCCTTTACATTTGGATCAAATCCACTTTCTTGTGCAGCTATCATAGTAAGAAGTTCGACAGGTATACCAGTAGACTTACTTACAGCTACAAACATTCCTTTAAGTTTGTTCCAGTTACCATTCGGATCATTTGCTTTAAATTCTCCGCCGCCACCGTAATCAAATGAAACAGATTCTCCAGTACCGCTTGTTAGAGTAGCTCCTCCACCGCCACTAGAATATGCTCCT